CCAATATAGTATGAAGATATGGATCAGTAATATAATTAAAACTCAACTCTTTGACAATCCCATCTATCTGGCCGGCATAAACATGGTAAATCCCATCTTCAAAATCTTTCTTTTTATTAAAATTTCTTTTTCCAAAATCCTTCAAAAATGAAGCTTTAGCCTGTTTTTTATTTGAGGGGTCATCATAAGACTCTTGATAATAATAAACAAAGGGCTGCTTAATTTCCTTTTTCTTTGAGGGCCTTTTAACCGCTTTTGCCAATTTTATTATTGCCGCCGAACGTTTTTTCGGATCTGAACTGTTCAGGTCGCCGGCGATCTTAAGAAAGTCTCCGGATAAATCGAACACCTGTCTTGTAATATAGCCATGGCTACTCTTTGTGAAATGCCCGACGCCAGCATTTAGAATAGAAGGGACCAAGCTTTGAAAAATTGAAGTAAATAATTGCTCTATCGTTGGTGAAAACTTCTCAGGATCAATAAAGTTCTTGAATATCCATTCTTTAAAAAAGTTGGTCTCTACTAAGATATCACCCAAATTAACAAAATATTCCTTGCCCATAGAATCTGTCATGGCATTTCCTAAGCCAATCACAGGAAAATTATCAACATCTTCTTTGGTGTCCATCGCAAAATCTAATATGGCGGCGATGAGAGCCTTTAAAGGAAAGAAGTTAAAATTACCGTAAGTATTCTTATTAAAGGCTACAGAGTCCTCACCTGTAAAGGCGTTGATAACCTTGTTTGGGTCTATTTCTTTTTGGCGGTCGGGATCATAATAACCAGCTTTTACTAAATACTGGCAGGCGCTTAGTCTGCCCAGAGTAAAGGTTTGAAGTAAATCGTAAAAAGAGCGATTCTTATGAACTTCTTCTGGGGTGTTGCCCAAATCTATCCGATCGCCAAATCTTTTAAGTATATCACCCTTCGTATCCGGAGGCGATGACTTAAGGGAACTGACAGTGGTTTCAAAGGATTCCGAATCGTTTAATTCTGTTATAATTTTAAGATAATTAAATTTAGCAAGTAATTCGGGAGGGGTATCTTCTAGAGCGTCCTTGTCCTTAGTAACCCTCTCTATTCTAGCACGAACCTTTTGATCGGTCGAAGTGCCAACATAAAGATTGTCTATAATTGCATCAGCCTCCAGATCATTTGCCGTCGATGTGAATTCGGTATGATACAAACTTCCCTTAGAGATAAAATACCTCAAAAAATAATAATCAATGTAGCCAGAAATGGCCTTTTTAATCGCATTAATCCTTTTAGTTGTTTCTTGAATTTTTTTCTCTATTTCCTTCATTGTCAACTTGTGTTTTTCGTCTTCTGGACAATAATCAGAAAGGAGCTTTTCTCGTGTCTTGTTCAAGGACTTTAAAAGAAGTAATTGTTGTTTTATTTTTAAGGGAATTGCGGGACCAATGTTACTTTCAGATGTTTCATCAAAAATCTCTTCAAGCACAGATTCTTTAGAAATAGAAAACGGATCATTTCTCTTTTCTTCGGATCTGGAAGCAAGGGAGGCGGCGGGGGCGGCAACATAAGAAACGCCCAAATTAACTTCCCCCTTTTCACTGAATTGGAAATCGTGTTTATAACAGGTTAATCGAAGTTCTTTCTTTTCTTGCTCTTCAAATATAGTTTTTATCTCCGGATTAACAATGGAAGGATCAATATCATCTGGAAACTTATAACCATATTCCAAAGTCAGGTATTCTCTGATCGTGTGGCCATCTTTATTTTTATAAGATCCTTTCTTAATTAAGCTTAAATAATCGGACCCTTCTGGTATTCCGTTCCGAAGTAAGAGGCTGGCCACTGAGCCTTCTTTGGCATATTGAGATCCATTGGCAAAAGTGGCGAAGCTATCAAAAAAATAAGAAATCTCAACACTAAATCGATTAAACATCCCATAATATTGAAAATCCCTAGAAACGCTCAAATCTTTTATGCCACCATTGCTACCACCATAATTAACAATGCCCATCTTTGTTGCCTTTCTATCTTTTAAATTATATTTTTTAGAAAAAACTATTTCTTTTTTCCCGGCGGGGCCGAATAATGGTTTGCCATTTTTTTTATAAACAACATACAATCTTACATATGGCACCAAAGCAGCAATTTGGGCTGGTTTCATATGGCTGAGAAAATCAACATATTTCCTCATCTTCTCCCTGTCTTTTGTCTTGTTGCCCGTTGAAACTTTTGGAGTAGTTTGAAGCGCCCTCTTTTCAAAAAGATTTGTTGCTGCAGAGTGTATAGAAAACAACCTTCCCTCAGTTTCTTTTGAAAAATCGTTACCAAGTATAAATTTACGAGCTTCTTCAAAATCAGGAGAATACATCTGAGCAGTATAGAAGTCCGTTACGAAACCTTGGGGACTTAAATTTTCAGGAAAAAATATATTTCTAGCCATATTAGTAGCCCATATCTTCTAGCGCTGTCTCTAGAGGAACGGGGATTCTAACAACGTCACCAAGAGAGTAGTCTGCCTCCGTTGGCTTCTTATTATACCAAGCAATAACCCACCAATAATATGGACTATTATAGTATTTTTCTGATAGTTTGTGAAGTCGGCTGCCCATCCCCCAAACCTCAAATTTAAAAAGCGTACTATTGTGTGCTTCAAAATCAGGATACTGTAAATTGGTTTTGCGAAGTTGCACAATCTTTTCGCTTAAGCCAAAACGGCTTTTAAAGGCTTTTTTATAACCAATATCAGTATTTTGGACTTCTTCGGTTTTGGAATATCTAGAAAGTGCCATAATTAAGTACCAAACAGATTAGTCATTGCGCCGCCGGAATCAGCACCGAAGGCGCCGGCGACAGCCCCGACCACATCTCCCGGGGTGAACTTGCTTTTATACGGGAAATTAGTTCTTTTTTTGCCAAGCCAATTATTATTTTCGCCCCACCCTACATTATGTTCATGAAGGACATTAAAACTAAAGCTAAAGTCTAACATTCTAGGAAATATAGTTGGTTGATCGCCTATGCCTAAAAACGAAGAAGCCATAAAATAGCCGTTTTCCGGCCTTAAAGAAACATTAAGATTGCCTATATAGCCCAACAAGCCCTTGGTTGGGTTATCTGAATTACAGATAAGGTTTGCAAATCTCAATCTAACCAAGGGGGCGCCCACAATAGCTAAATTGGGAGCTAGGCCGCCGTCGCTCTTACCGCCACCAAAAGCTTTATATGCAGGATAAAGATTCTGAATGATTCTATTTAATTTTCTTAAATTTTCGTTAGCATCTTCGCTGTCATGATTGGGAACTCTAAAAGAAAGGCTTATACTTCGGGTTGTGTTAGAGTAAATCGGGATCGGGTCGGGCCTGCCGTATACTTCGTTGGGCCTCCAAGAAGGATTAAAGGTTTCACCGTGACTTGCCAAAAAAGCTGGCAATCTAATTTTTGCATTCCTGTCGGTCACCGGAAATGTAAGAATAATATCTGCGAAAGGAAGCTGAGTGCGGATTGCCGCTACATTTTTATCACAGGTACCAAGCGTAGGATCGGTATCTGCAATAAAATTATCCCATCCTGATTCTACTAAACTAGCTCCCCAATCTCCCATTGTCATAATTTGTAGCTCCCTTACATTAATTAGATTATTAAAAAATAATCATTACCGTTTTACTTAGGGTTTCAGATAGCCTTTGATCGCCTTGGCCGCGTTGATGGCAAAGTGGTCGGCTGCGGTCTTCGCGAGATTCTGAATGCCCTGCGTAAGCGCGGCGTGCTCTTGAAGCGTTCGACCCGGTTTGCCAGCAGCTTGTCGGGCTTGTTCGGCTTTGGCCATCCCTTCAACGAGGCCGGCAAGGTCTTTTATTGTCGATGCATTCGCGATGCCTGCGCGCTTCAACTCACCTATAAATTCTATCGGTACTGGCACTTTCTCGATTCGTTCAAACAACTTCTCAACTTCGCTGGCAGCGGTGGCCATTAATGTGGCCTGTGCGTCGGCGACTCTATCAACAAAAGCCTCTTGTTTTCGGGCAAAATCAACGACGCGCTCCGGACCCGTCAGTGTCAACTCTGTAATTTTTTCATGATGCTTCATTCTCCTGAAGGCCATCTCAGTGGCATATTTAATATTAGCCTTTTCAATATTATAGAAATTTAATCTAGCGGCAAGTTGTTTCTCCTCTCCCGCTGTTGCCTCGATTGCTTTACCGCCACCCCTTTCAAAAGCAGTTGTAGCCCTTCGGCCGCCACCCTCAGAACCAAGAGCCCTGACTTGGTCAATACCACCTAGACCAGCCTCTCCAAGCGCCCTGACCAATAAACGGCCTTCTCTGCCGCCCATGCCCTTTGCCTTCGTTAAAGCGAGCCTTGTTTTTTTGGCGATATAGTCAATTCTCTCTTTCGGGTCCATTTCTTGCAAAGCAAGTGCGTTAAATTCTATGCCCAGCGTAGAAAATATTTGATTCATTTTGGCGCCCATTTGTTGAGACTGCTCAATTGTATCAAACTTAGTAGCCAATCCATAAAGCGTGCCCGCCTCAGTGCCCATGCGGCGTGCCATAACTTGAAACTGCATAAACGAGCGGTTCATCTCTTTTGGGTCCAGCCAATCCATAAAAGACTTAATAGACTTGGCGTAATGCGACACAACCTCTTTTACTGATTGGCCCGTTCGTTTAGCAAAGCTAACCAAGGACCGGCCTGAAGAATCAAGCTGCGAAACATTCAGATCAAGCTTACTAGTTAGGTCCCCGACCATGGCGCTAGAAGTCTCCAAAGGAACCTTTAGTGCCTGCATACGACCAGCAAAGCCCGCAAGCTCAACTTTATTTTTCTTATAAATATCCAGCAATTTAACATTTTGTTGACTAAATCGGCCAACAAATTTATAATTGTCGTTAATGCTAATGCCGTATTTTCTAGATTCTTTAGAAAGCTTATATAATTCATCTAATAGTGCCTTATTAGATCCTCTTAAAGCATCCGTATTGGATGTTGATCTCACAAGCCGCTCATTCAAGCTCGATATATTTGTAAGGGTGTCGCCAAAGACGGCGCCTGACTGTTTTAATGCAAAAGAAAGCGCATTTACACTAGTGAGGACGCCTTCAAGCGTCTCTAGCCATCCGGTCATGGCCGCATTAGCCGTATCTGCCTCGTTTGAGATATCTACTAGATCTTCGCCAAGATCTAACCCTGCTGATTCTTCTGCTTTTTTGGGTTTATCAGCCATATTGTAAATAGTTAGGGGTCGTCTTTTTCTATCATCTCTGCCGATCTTTCAAAAATCCACCTTCTTAAAGAAACTGGTATGCAATATAGTTCAGTAAAAGACCAATTAAAATTCTTCATTAAGACGAGGAACGTCTTATATACAGACGCACTATATTCATTATTCAGGGTAAAAAAAGCTCAACCCAACAGGGATACCTCCTTTGTTCTCATGGCCACACTCACTACAAGTATCACTAAAAACAAAATCCACTGCGGGAAGCATTCTTGAGTATTCTTTCATAAAATATCTTGAATCTCGGATTGACATATTCTGCACAAAAGAGGCAATAAACATCGGGTCTTGATCGCCATCTATAGATTCAAAAATTTGTCGATATCTTTCAATTATAAATTGTTCTGAAAAGCCGTGTTTCTTCTTTTGTTTAATTCTTTCTAAAATTTTCTCTTCATCTCCCCCAGTCAAAATTCTAGCCTTAATGGCCTTTTTTGAAACGGGGAGTTTAATTAAAATTCCGCCATCTGATTTAATTTTTTCAAAATCAATATCAGAGTGGCTAAGTTTATTTAAATCTACTGAGGTTGGATTTTTTTCAGCACAAGAGCTACAAGCATAATTAAACTCATATTTTTCACCATAAGCATTTACTCTACAAGCAATTTGTAATGCTGCCTTGTCGCCGGCCAACAAAGATTCAACTTTAACTCTTTTGTCAAGAATGACGCTTTCAAGAAGCCGGTCCAAAACAACACCCTTCTCGATATAAGAAGAGTTCAATAATATGTCTTCTTCTTTTGTGGTCATGTATTTTATTTCTACAGTTTCTTTTCCATAAAGGGGGTGATCTTCCGAATAAAGCAGCCCCCTAGACGGTAAATCCACTAGCATGGTGGGCACCGTGTAAAGACTATTTGATTGTTGGCTCTGTGCACTGGCCATCATATTAAGCAGATTCGGATCAATCTGCGGTGTATCTTGTTGATTCATTTTAACTCTTATTAATTTCTAAACTTTGTTGATATTGGTCTCAATCCTATTTCCAAGCGGCGAAAGCGTCTCCCGAAGCTGCTGCGGATTCAGCGACTTCAAGTGTTGCGAAATCATATTTCACACTAACAGAAATATTTGTCAAGCTGTCTTGTTCATAGCTTAACTGCGAAGGCTTCATAGAAGTTATATACGCCCCATGTAATTCCCAAGTTTCAACAATTTCTCCACTGGCATTTAATGACTTTATTTTAACAGGTCCCAAAGCTTCTGTTAACTGTAATTTAGCTAAATCTTTAAAAAAAGCAGTATTAACATCAGTCGGAGGATCCCAAGAAAGATCTGTCAGCTTATTATAAAAATAACCCAGAACAGTTGTAAGGGAATAGCCATCAAATATTTCTCTTATAGTAAAATTAACCGGGTCCCAAGTTACGCTGATCGGAGTTGAGAAAGTCCAATTTAAAAGTTTGTTGTCTTGTGTTGCTACTCGATAAGAAGGCCGATCAACATTTATAATGTAAGCAACATCAATGCCCCTCAATTCTAAAAAAAATCTATGAGTAGCTTGTAAAACACCCTCATGAGTGATCAAAGATCTCGGACGGCCGCCATCTTGACCCACAAGGGCTTCTTCAGAGCCAGCTAAGACTCCATATCTCGTTACACCTAAAGCACTTCCCCAAAACATCTAAAGTAATTAGGTGTAGCTTAGAAAATTTTAACCAATTGTTATTAAGTCTTGATTTACTTCTAGATCTGCCCAATCATACACAATTGTAAGATTTAGATTTAACAGTTCTTCTGAAGAGTAGTCTAAATCATCATGAGTAACCTTGGTAATCCAAGCATTGTTTAGGGTCCAAGTTTCTGCAACGACGCCATCGGCGTTTAAAACCTGAACTTGGATGGTACCCAGATTGCCATTGACAAACTTCTTCTTTGAAATAGAAAAACGATGATTATTATTATCGCCGGCCCACGTGGAGGGAGATCTATAGCCAGCGGTGTTAATAATATTTAATAATCTTCTGGAAGCGTCAAAGTCAATTGGATCAACGAGAGAAACTTCAATATTATCCCAAGTGACTCTGCCGGGAAACTTGAACTCATGTCCCAAAAAGTTGTGTTTGCCGCCCTCAGAAACAGTGATATTTGGTCTTCCGGCAGTTCTCACAACCCAAGCTGGAACATCGCCAAGAATCAAAATATATTTAAATTTTCTTTTAGGCTCGATTCCGGCGGCCTGCCACGGTGGTAAACTAGTTGGCTGTCCCATTTATAAATCTCCTGTTAGTCTTCGAATGAAGCCCCTGTATTAGTAATTATGAAGTCAACTGCAATAAATTCAATTGCTCTGGTCGGCTTTAAGAAAACCTTGGCATACATAATGTTTTGGTCGATTAAATCTGGCGTTGTGGTTGTTTTATCTAAAACCAATTTATAATCAGTCAAGCCAAACCGAGCCTTCACATCCGCCAAGAAAGGATTGGCTCTTGAAATAAATCTATCCCAAGTCTCTTGTACGTTTGGCTCAAATAGTAATTCATTAGAAATTCTAGAAATACCTTTCTTAACAAAGAGAAGCAATCGTCTAACATTAATTCTATCAAGCGCACTTCTAGTAACCTGCAAGGTCTTTTGGCCAAAGATTACAATACCCTCGCTTGGGAAGCTCGCAATTGGGTTAACGTTAACATCATAAAGCTTATCGCGATCCGCAGAGGAGAGTTTATCAGTTACCCCCACAACGGGTAAGCCTGCAAGGCCGGTTGATAAACCGCCACGGTTGAAGCCCGCTGGGGCGAACCAAGGAGCTTTGACCTTATCAGTATAAGACATGGCCCCCAAAGCCAAGACCGAGGGCGGCATATAGACTAAATCACCAGTTATAGAATCCCTAACCTGAACGTAAGGATAATAAGCACAACCATAGCTATTGTTAATGACCCTGTCTTTTAAATTACTAATGGTTGTGGCAACGGTGCCATAAGTGACAGCACCTCCGGAGGATCCGCCCTCGTGCGAAGGTTCAAAATCACCCTCCAAGTCAATAATGGCCAATGCATCGGCACGATCTTCAGTCATATCGAGCAAGTGACTTGTAAGGCCGTTATTGGTGATGCCGGGAATAGTAATTAAATTATACTCTACGAACTCCGGATCTTTCACAGAATCAATTGCTTGCTTTATTGTGTTATAAGCATAATTCGCTTTTTCAGTAGTACCATCATGGAACCTATTCCTGATTGGGTTCTTTTCAGTGATATCCCAACCATCGGTGCCGCCATGGAAGACAGTTGTAAAGGCCGAGATCCCTCCAGAAACGTGATCTAAGAGACTCGTCCAGCCCGTACCTTCAGCGGTGATAGAATTGCCGGCGGTGGTGCCACCGTCAAGCTCGTCGCCCCTGCGACTATTAACTGAATACTCGTATCTTTCGTCGCCGCCGTCGTATATAATATCATCAAGAGTAAAAACGTATTGATAGTCTAAGAAGAGATTCGCCAGTGCAGGAGCATGGATTTCTGAAATGTCTGCAGACGGGGGACGGACTAAATCAAGAATATCATTATTAAAGGCGGTAGATGAGTCTGACTTGCCAGTCCATACACCAAAGTTAACCTTAGAAGTATCCTGAATTCCGTCTTGATCGGAGGTTTGTCTTAGCCTAATCTCTGGGAACATAAACTTGTAATTTAGGTGGCCGTGAGAGCTTGTAACATAAGTTTCTTCTGTCAAAAAATTCTCTAGGAATATTTGCGATGAATTGGCTGGGCCGGCAATGGAGAAAGGCCAGACGTTGGCCTCTAAATCAGCCGTTGCTGGCACAGCAGAAGAAGTTGTGTTCATCTCAAGAATCTGCGCATCGGAGGCGCCGCGCAGAACCTCGACGGCATGGAAATCCCGATACTTGACAGGACCGAAAACACCAAAAGGAACAAATTCCTCATTAGCCGTTCCAGCCTCTACAGTTGGATCAAGTTCAACACGAACATAATTCGATTTATTTGCAAAAGCACCCTTGAGCGTGAGCGCTCTCCTAGCTGTATCAAACTCATAATATTGCGTGCCAATTTTATTAGCAATAAAATCTGCTGATCTTGGATTTAAATTACAATTACTAAACTTTTCAATAACTTGTTTAGACTTATCATGATCAGCAATATTTCTTAAAACAACATCAAAAGTCGGATGTTTCACAAAGTCATTTGAGGGCGCTTTAATGTTTTGAATACTAACCTTTAAATTCCTTTGTACCCACTCACCATGACCTAGAGCACACAGTCTAAAGAGCTTATTCTTGTCTCTTGGATCAAAACTTCCCGTTGCAGATTGGGCTGTAAGATCCTGCGAGATAAACCAGCCTGTTTTTGGGTCGGTGAAGGCTCTTTTTTGGTTGGCGTGTTGCAAGTTCGTGCCGCCGGCGACGCCGGTGGCGATATTGGTAATAATTCCCCAATATGTATTGTCTAGTTCGTTGGTGTCCTCGGGCTTGGTGTCCTTGGTGAATATTCCATTGGTAAAAATAGAGGACGTACAAGTTGTTTCGATATTATTCGCAAACACATTGGCATAGGTCTCACCAAGCCAATAAAGTTCTTGTGAGGCAGCCGGCACGAGGCTAGTGTTGGTTTGAACCAATGTTGGATTGGTGTTAAACACCTTTCTAATATACTTGTCGCTACTAGTATCAAAATTAAACGAAACTTCAACAGCGGCAGTATTACTAGCAGTAATAACAACTGTAAAGCCGCCGCTAGAGTCCGAAGCGATCGGCTCAGCTTGAGCATAATTCTTGAATTGTATGGCCGACCCGGCGGCGTTGTGGAATGATGATTTCCCCTTAAGACCAAGGTCGCCGCTATCAACATACCAAATGGCCGCTAACGATCCTGTTGTTGATTTTTCAGAAGCATATGCAGAACCAGTAATTTTAGAATCAAACACCCAAAGGCCATACGCCCCACCGTGCGAGGCCTTGCCGATTTCTGTGCTCGGCGTTCCAGACGAGGTGTGGGCACCGCCCGCGCCCCAGAGTGACGACGATTGCGAGCCAGTCGTCATTAGCGTGGTCTTCCAGCCTGCGGCGGCGTCGCCATCAGTATTGGTCTTTTGCAAGTGATGCGAGCCGGCCAATCGGAAAAAAGTAATTGTTGGCGAATTTTTTAACCAAGCTTGGGCAGCATATGCCCCGTAGGTTGGTGTGAGTTGGTTGCCATTCCGCCAAACATCCGAACTGGCGCCGCCCGGCACCGGCATACCATAAATATTAACAAACTCTTCAAAAGAATCAACCGTTACGGGCCGCATTGCTGGGCCGCGCAGGGATCTGCCAATAATCATGGGGCCGACATCTTTTGGTTCTCTCGGGAGAATTGAATTGTCGATTTCGTTGAGAAACACTCCCGGTGAAACAAATTTAAATTTTTTCGCACTCATGTATTCATCTCTCCTATCAGACTTTACTATAGTAAATAGTTAAATAAAGCTCAAAAAGTATTAGTCCTTAAAAAAT